AGGAATATTCAGCATCCAGGCCGTCCCGCGCATGGCCCGCTACGACGTCAACCTGTCCAGTAAAGTCATTGCGGGGGTGCCTGTTGATGAAGTGCAGGCAGGGCCGCTCAACACCGTCAAAACCGCCCTCAAGGCGGGGTGGCGGAACGAACTTGACAGGGGCCGGTACTGGCGGCTGTACAAGTTCGCCGTGTACCCGTACTGCCTCATCGAAATGACCTCCTACACCGGCACACCGCTGATCCTCAAACCCGAATGTTGGCAGGACGGGGACGCCACAGTCGTCGAAGTCCCGCATTTCGCACCCCCGAACGCCCGCCTCGTGTTCTACCCCTACCGGTACAACGCATCCGACAGTTACCCTGCGTTTGAGGACGCCAACGGGGTCATCAACGACGGCGGCGAATTCCTGGACATGGTCACCGCCATCACCAACTTCCCCGCGTTCTCCACCGTCAACAACGGGTACACGTCGTTCATGGCCGCCAACGTCAACGGCATCGCCTACCAGCACTCGTCCGCTGACTGGTCCCAGCAGAGGGCCCTGACAGCGGCGAACACCGGCTACGACCAGGCATCCTCCGCTATTTCCACGTCCCAGGACGTCACCGGGCAGGGCATCAACGCCGCCAACGCCCAAACCAAACTGTCCATGGACACCATGCGCTCCCAAGGCTTACAAGCGGCCGGGAACGCCACCGTCAACGGGTTCAAAACGCTGGACCCGGTCGGGATGGCGCAGGGCGTCGCCAACGCCGCCGTGTCGTACGCGATCAACACCAACCAGGCCAACCAGTCCAACGCGATCAGCACCGGCCTGTCCGGCGGTGTCAACCGCTCCCAAACCGCCAACATGGGCTACGTCCGGGACACCAACCTGGACCTGGCCCGGTTCTCGGCGAACGGGGACTACGCCAACGCCATCGCCGGGGTCAACGCCAAAGTGCAGGACGCCAAACTGACCCAACCCACCACGTCCGGGCAGGTCGGTGGGGACGCGTTCCTGCTCTCCGCGTACCGGTGGGGTGTGGAACTCAAAGTCAAAATGGTGCAGCCGGCCGTGATGAACGCTATCGGGGAGTTCTGGCTCCGGTACGGGTACGCCGTCAACCGTTTCACCACCATGCCGGCGTCGTTGATGGTCATGGACCGGTTCACGTACTGGAAATGCAAAGAAGTGTATTTGACTGCGTCGAATTGTCCTGAAACGTTCAAACAGGCACTCAGGGGAATATTCGAAAAAGGTGTTACTGTTTGGAAAAATCCGGCAGACATAGGAAACATAGACACAGCCGAAAACGAACCACTTCCAGGGGTAGTGATTTAGCAAATGGGTAAACAGGATTTGGTTTTTAATGAGTACTATGCGACGTATTTGAACGGTGGTCGGAAAAACAACCGTGCCATGAACCAGCAGGCCGCCACCGAACAAATGTACGTCCGCATCCTCACCGAACTGTGCGCCAACCGGTTCGAATGGAAAGGTCTCCCCGACTCCGTTGACAAACGCTTCCTCGAAGTCAACCTGATCTGGCGTGGCCTGTCAGTGTTCTACCGGGACGCCGACTGCGGCGAGTTTTTTGCCGTCCAGGGCGCCGGGTCCGGTGCTACCAACTTCATGGACAACCCGGTACGGTTCACCGTCATTGGTCCAGACATGCAAACCAAAACGTTGTCGGCCATGCCCACCTATGACCGGACCCCCGGCGGCGACGTCGGGGAACGCAAGCCCCCTGAATGTGTGCCGATCTACTGCAACTACATGCGCACCCCCGACCTTGACGTGATCTACCTGTACGCCACCAAGCTCGCCAAGTTGGACCGGTCCATAGAGATCACCGCAGACAACATGCGGAAAAACAAGTACATCAACTCCCCCGAAAACGAACGCCACTCCTGGCTCAACATTTTGAAGCAGATCGCCGAAGGGCAGGAAGCGATTTTCGGGACCACCGCCCTCGACATGGGACAGTTGAATGTCATCGACCTGTCCGTTGACCCGCTCACCCTCCCCAACCTGCAAATCGCGAAGTCGAAGCTGTGGAATGAGTGCATGGGGTTGTTGGGCATCAACAACGCCAACCAGGACAAAAAAGAGCGTTTGGTGGCCGCTGAGGTCGGGGCCAACGACGAACAAGTCCAGGCCACCCGCAACATTGCGTTGAACGCACGTCAGCAGGCGTGCGAACAGATCAACAAACTGTTCGGTCTGGACGTGTCCGTTGATTTCGTTGAGCCGTCGGCGCCGCCCGCCGAACCCGCAACCGGTGAACTGGGCAAAGAATCGGAAACCGAACCGGAAAAGGAAACAGCATGAGCGACGCCGACCAGTACCTGACAAAAGCCAAAGACTCAGTCATCGAAACGTCCCAGGAACTGACGCGAGATGACCTGTATGTTGTCTGGTTCTGCAAAACCTTAGGTAATTGGAAGGCTCTACTCAGCACCGACTACGTTAACGGTGTTTATTGGGAAGTCACCTACAACGGTGCCAAAAAGGAAACCTACGTAGATACATACCACAAGCGCGACAACGTCGCTATCAAGGACGGGGAATAGACGTGGCTACGTTCACCCTGGAACTGCATGAAGTGCTCGAACTGGACCCGACCATAGAGACAGGGATACTGGCCGAGTACCCGATCTTTGATGAGTCACACCGGCCCGTCCTGAACCGGAAAATTATCAACCATTTCTTTAATCAGGAAATCGGGCAGGAAACGATTTCGATGTTCCGGTTGGCGTTGAAACGCAAGCTCGATGAGATCATGCCGCTGTACAACCAGCACTACGAAATATCGGCGATCAGTTTCAACCAGTTAGAGACCGTCCGGATCAGTAATACCAACATCAGCAACGGTGTGACCGTGTCGGCCGGTGAATCAGCGTCAACCTCCACCAGCGGGTCGAAGTCGCGGGCCGTGGCGCAGGAACTCCCGCAAACGATGCTGTCCGACACCGGCGATTACGCGTCCAGCGCGCAGGACACCATTTCCGATACGACGACTGAGGGCAACGGCAACGACAGTTCAACGGTTAATCAGGACGGTACGCAGGATTCCGAAACTGTTGGTTTTCAGGGCAACGCGGCGCTCATGCTTTTGCAGTACCGGCAATCGCTCGTAAATGTCGATATGATGATTATTGATGAATTGCAGAATTTGTTTATGCTGATCTGGTCCAACGGTGACTCTTTTACCGGGCACGCCGGACAGTACGGCTATTTCGGTTACAGCCGATACCCCTTCTAAAGGAAAGGCCACCCGATAATGGCTTTCACCACGATCACACCCTTCCCGTCCCAACTGACCCCCATGGCCAACGTCTCACCGCTCACCTACGCCGACGGGACCACCTACCTCCGCGAACTCGCCTACATTAAGGACTGGCTCAACGGTGTGTTGGTGCCGGGGTTCAACGCCGCCATCGAGAACGCCATCGACGAATACCAGACCGGCGTGACCAACGCAGAGGAAACAGTCACCGCCGCGAAGGATGAGTGGGCGGCGCTGTGGCAGGCATGGAAGGACAACATCGTCCTCGAACTGGCCGCCCTCAACGACGCCGCCATGGGCGACCTGATCGTCGACGAACTGTCCAACACGTACACGGCCCTGGCGACGCTGATTGACACACTCACGGTCGCACCCGACGAACTGGACGCATCAGTAACAACGATCGTCAACGACGGTGCATCAGCCCTGGCCGTCAAGCTCAACGACTTGTTTGTCACCCCCGCCGAACAGACCACAGCCCTGGCCGGCAAAATCAGCACCACCGAAAAAGGTGCGGTGTCCGGTGTCGCATCGTTGGACGGTTCCGGGAAAGTCACCCCCGGACAGGTCCGGCCCGTCAACCTGGCCGGCCTGTACGCGGCCCGCCCCGCCCCCACAGCGCACCCGGACGGGACAACCTATTGGGCGTCCGACGTGTACGAAATGTACCGCACCAACGGGACCGTGTGGAGCGTGGTCGGGGCCGGTGGCAACGAACTGGCGTTTACGGGCCTGGACGAAACCGTCCCCATGTTCTCCACCGAATCAACCGAATACGTTGACGTGCCCAACCTGACCATCAACGTCACCGCTGGGGAACGCCCGTTCGCCGTCAAATTTGAGCTCAACAGCGCGGTGAATGTGCTCGGCAGGGCCGACTACGCCGTGTACGTCAACGGCATCCTCAAACGGTACTGGTTTTACACCCCCGCCGTCGTCGAAACGTGGGTACCGCTCACCGGCGAAGTGATCGTCCGGGGCCTCACCCCCGGCACCACGTACAACGTCAAAGTCATGGTCAAAACCACGTCCGGCACGGTCCGGACATCCGGGGCACCCTACCTTACGGCGGTCAACAAATGAGCATGGTGGCGCAGGCCTACACCGGCATCCTCTCCGGCGGCGAATCACACATTGAAATCACCCCCAAAATCCGGCCAGCCGCACCCCAGTACGGTGTCATCCACCTGCACGGCGCATCCGGCACCGCGTGGACCGCGCTCACGTCGCTCAACGACGGGAAACCCCACACCCCCGCGCACATTGCCCGGGCAGGGTACAACGCCATCGCGTCCGACGCCGGCGGACCCCAAACGTGGGGGAACCAGGCATCCATTGACGGGGCCGAACGGTCTTACCAACGCATCCAGGCCATCCCCGGCACCAAACCCGGGAAAGTGTTCCTGGTCGGTTCGTCGATGGGCGGGTTGACTGCGTTGAACTGGGCCGCCGCGAACCCGACCAAGGTTGCAGGGATCATCATGGTCATCCCCGTCATCAACGTCAACGACGTCAAAACCAACAACCGGGGCGGGTACGCGTCCCTGGTCAACGCCGCGCACGGCGGGACCTATGATGAAGCAACCATGGGGTCAACGAAGAACCCGCGCACGCAGGCCGGCCTGGGGAAGTACGCGGGAATCCCCATCCTGTTGTTTTACGGCCTCACCGACGCCGTGTGCATCCCGGGGGAAGCGACCGGGTTCGCCGCCGACGTCGGCAGTAACGTGACGCTCGTGCCACTCAACAGTGGGCACGATTTCATCAGCTACACCCTCGTGAACAACCAAACCATCATCGACTTCATGGCAGCAAACTCATAACACCCTATTTAAAATGCTGGCGCCCCCACATGAAAATGTGGGGGCGTTTTGTTTGACTGATAGAATTCAT